AACTCCAACTTGTCTTGCTATATCTGCAGCAAGTCCATATTTGTCTTTAACAGACTTCATTTTATTTTTAAATATCTGCATACCTATTGATACTGCCTTACGATCAACTGTTATACTTTTTAAGTAATCAGTCATTTTACCACCTGGTAGTTGAAATTCTTTAACAAGTTCGTCTATAATTGAATCTTCTTTCTGCATTTCTTTAGTTTTTCTTTTCATTTTATTAATATAAGTTCGATATACAGCCGCCTCAGCAGTCTTACCCATTTCTCTTGCTCTTTGTTCCATTGCAACAGCAGCTTGAATTTTATGTGCATGAGTTTTACCAGAGTTTTTAATTTTGTTTACACTATCTTTAGCGTCTTGAACAGTTGCAAACTTTAATCCTTTGATAGTACCTTTTGGATTCTCATCTGTATATAAGTCAGAATGTTTATCTGAACCTGCAGGTTGACCTTTCTTTCTAGGTATTCTAGGTGCTTCGTCTAATGTTTGTATATCATATAACCATGCCTTCTTAATTAGTCCATCACAATCATATGATACATAATTAGAACCTCGTCTAACTATCATACCTTTTGAACCGTCCATGTGTTCTACCATATCACCAATATTAAATATTTTTTCTTGATGATATTCTTCTCTTAAATCATTATTTAAGAAGTTAGTAAATGACTCATATCTCTCTGCTATACCCATACCCTTTTTAACTGCATTGAATAATGCTTTACTATCTGTATCAGATAAATTAGGCACACCTGTTTTAAAGTTTCTGTAATCATTATTTTTTGCCATATCTCTCATCTTACTTGCACTCATACCTGTAAGACCTTCAGCGTCAGGATCTCTTTCGCCAGATGAAACAACTTTAACAGATTTATAATTATACTCTTTACCATTATATTTGTCTGCAAGTTTTTGAAACTCATTTATTCTATCACTACCTGCAACCATAATAATCTCACCATACATCTTATCATAAAACTTTAGTATCTCCATGAATGTTCTTTGTGTACCTCCAGCAGCCTGTATTTTATTCTGCGGAAACATCTTCTTCATAAATTTAACTTTTGTATTTACATCTAATGGATTTTTTCTTTTGTCAGTAGAGGCACTAGCATAAACAATGTGATTAGCATTATTCTTTCGGGCTTGTGTAATCACTTCTCTCATAAGTTTACCGTGGCCAGTAGTAGGAGGGTTAAACCTACCAAAAGCGAAAATCAATTTGTTTGCCTTATCTAATGCCTCGTTGACTGCCCTAGTTTTACTTTGGGCATGTTCGTTTCGTAATGAATCTATTTCAGCGTCTGAAACTTCTCCATCATCTAAAATATTTTTACATTTTTTGTAGAATGTTAGATAGTGATATTTCTCTAACATTTTATAGATAACATTTTTAGGTAATCTATTCTTAATACCAAATGTTCTAATCTCATCTGGTGTCATATCTGTATCAAATGCTGATCTTCTTTCAGCGTCAAGTAGATCACCCATGTCAATTATATCTTCTAAACTGTTTTGTATTTCTTTAACTTTTAAATTTAGTCTATCTTTTAAATTTGTAACCTCATTAGGTTTTAATTCTTTTAATTCATCATAATCAATTATATCTCTTTTTAATTCACCTTTAACCACATCTAATTCTTGCACTTTCTTTTCAAAGTCTTTAATATATAAGTCTATATCAAATACAAAATCGTCTGGTCGTTTGATAAACTTATTACCTCTAATATCAAATACTGCATCCGCTTTAGCATTTTGATCTTCATAAGTTTTCTCATCTGTAATAAAATAGTAGTTGACAGGATGTTTACTACCTGGTATTTCTTTACCTTGAATATTGTCTGGATTTTTAGAAGATAGATATTTCTTAGATAGTCTTAATCTTTCGTCCTCTGCTTTATCACTTGGTATATCAAACAAAACATTAATATCTAAGTCAGCGTCATTTCTATATCTCTTTGTAAGAATAGAACCTATCAATCCAATTCTGATAACAGGATATTCTGTTTCAAATTCTTTGATCTGATCTTCAATCATATCTAATACTGATTGTTTTATTTTAGGATTAGAAGTATCAGCGTCATCAAATACAAGAGGAGCATATGTTCTTCTAGGAATATCAATAATAGATTCTCTTAATTGTCTAAATGTTTTCATTATTCCCCATTTCCATTACCGCCTGATCCATTACCATTAGTACCATTACTACCATTACCATTGCCGTTAGTAGCATTACCATTTGTATTGTTATCGCTTGATTGTTGATCATCTTGTCCGTTGCCATTTTTACCACCAAAGTAAGGATAATATCTAGTCACTCCAATAGGAACACAAACCTGTAATTTTTTATCAAATCTATATCCTTCTGGACATTTTTTTGTTTGTTGTGCAGCCGTAATAAAACTTCTAAATGATTCCATTATCCTTTTACCCAATCTTTTGCCATTGTAAAGTTAGCACGACTAAACTCTAATCTATCTACAAGTTTAACAGCACCACTTTTTTTGATTGCAACATATCCTTCTGGATCTGTAACCTTGTATCCTTTTTTCGTTCTTAAAAAAGAACCGATACTTTGTATTTTATTTAATTTATTTAACAATAAACTTTTTGCTGTTTGCATTGTAATATAAGTTGCAATTGCAAAATATAAACCTTGTCTATTTGGTCTTAGTATTCTCATACCTTTTTCTAAAATTTCTTCATATTTTTGTTTTGCAGCAGCAGTCTTTTTACTATTTATTTCTTTTTTCAATCTATCTATAAAGTATACCTCAAAGTTATTTGTAAGTGCTTTAGTATTTTCAATCTTTTGACCTTGTCGAATATATGTGTTAAAAAATGTTTTAAGTTGCACGCCAAGAGATAATGGTCCTTGATCTTTTTTTAATTTATCAATGAACGCACCTGCCTTATAAGCAGAACCCTCTGCCATCTTAATAACATTATCGAATGAAGTTTCTTCATCAGGACTAAAACCTGGATCTTGAACTTGTTTATAATTAGCATTATCAAAGAATACATTTTTATTTTTTCTTAATCCGCTTACATTTGCACCAAAGGATGCTTTTAATCCTTTGATTGTTTTACCTGAATATGTTGTATGAAATATAATACCAATCTTTGCTTTATTAACTCTATCATAAATTGAACTACCAAAGAGTCCACTATCTACAACAGGCACAGCATATGTAATTGTATTTGGTGTGAATATGATTGATGGTTGACCAGCAACTTTTGCTGTTCTTTTGTCATCACTTGTAAAAAGTAAATCACCTTGAAGTACACCTTTGATACCTAGTGATGGAAAATATTTAAGTGCTACTTTTAATTTATCTGCAAGAGCACCACCGTGATTACGAGATATATCAGAACTTGTATAGTTGATTTTAGGATTGACATTGAAAAGAGATTTAGTGGCAACAAAGAACTTGCCATTCTCTGGATTTGTACCACAGAATATAGCAGGTGCACCATCCCACTTGACGGTGACATTAGATCCGCCAGATCCTCCTTGCAACATTTTTTTGATAGACTTTAAAAACCCAATTGAGTTTCTTGCACCAATACTTCCATTATTAATAATTTCATCTTCTAAATGTTCAAGGTGTGTATTCTTACCTTCGGTTAGGTAATCTTGAAACCCTTGCATTTAACACTCTTTCCATTTAATAATATTTACTTAATTATTTATATTATAACATATTTTAATCGGAAAGTCAATAGGCAATCCGAGTTTATTTAGTCTTTATTAAGATATTTTTAGACCAGAAGTTTCAATAAATAAAGATTTACCTGCCCAACCACCTGTTGCTCTAGTTCTACAAGTTATCGGCATTGAAACTTTAAATTTTTTCCATTTAAAATCCATCTTAAAAGATTGAGCGGTACCAGTATAACTAAATGAAATTTCTTTTAATTGTTCTGCTTTTTTGACCGCAACTATGTTTTTTAAATCAGCGTCTTCAGATACATTCTTTATAGTGCTTTCACCAGTTTCTCTACCTACCAGTAACTTGTAAGGACAAGGAGTATTTTTAACTCTAGGATCGTCATATGTATAGAAGAAAACTGTATTTAAAAAATATTTCAGATTTTCTGCTTTAGTTAGATGTTTACCTAATTTTTTAATTACATTGTTTCTAAAAGGATAATAAAAATCTTCACCATAAAAATTCAATTTCTGTGCTCTAAATAACTGACCAAGTTCACCAAATACTTCTCTAGAACCAGTTTCACTATAAGGTTCATCTTCGATATCTACGGCTTCTATTCCTTTTACTACTATCTTTTTATTTTTAGGAATTTCTTTTGTTGCCGCCTCCCAAGCACTATCTGTAAGTTTTTGAGAGGCCTTTAATTGAGGATTACTAGCAGGATCTTTTCCATCTAACTTGCCAAAATATGCATTTATATTTGTATTAAACTTTGGTGTTTTGTCATCACCTGAAGCAATTTTATTTGAATACCCTATATAATCTCCATTCTTTAATTGAACGACTGTATCAGATGGATTCTTAGGTGATACACCAGGAGGTTTACCTCTAGGACACCAATACACTTTATCAACAGCACTATCAGATGGTAAATCTTTTTTAATTGCTAAGGCATTTGCATATCCTATTTTTATATCTCTTTCAGCACTTTCATCTTTGTCTAATAGTTCAGCAAGTTCTTCGTATGTTACTTTACTTATTCCATTAACACTTGGATTTAAAACACCTGTAGGTTTCTTTCCTAATTTAGAAGCATCAGATTCTAACTTTTGTACAAAATTTGCTTTAGGATATTTGTTAATTAAAAAGAATACAGAAAGAATTTCATTTACATTTGAAGAGGCGGTTGAATCTTTACGAGATTTCATACCTAGGTGACCAACAATATCACTTTTTCTTATGTTAATAAATTGTTTTAATTCCGTTTTACCATTGTATATTTGAAATATAAATTTACCACGAGTATCTAATATATTTTTACCCTTACCTTTATCTACATTTCTATATAAAGGATTTTTGAATCCTACTGCCTTACTTACCTTATCATCTACTGTTTTAACCACAGTATAAAATGGGTTTGGGACATTTTTCTGTTTGTAATATGGGGATACTGTTACCATACTGCTATTTATACTACACTAGAGTATAAAAGTCAAGCAGTTATTGGTCGTCTATTTTGCCGAGTGTGAGGAATTTGACAATGCCACCATTAGGTTCCCATTGTCTATATTTGTTTTGATGTTTAGTTATTTTATCTACATCTTCTCTAAAGAAGTTTTCGCATATAATAGATCCTGTGGGTTTCTCAATACACTGCCACAGGATCTTTCTATTCTTTTTAACCATTACGGTCTCATAAGATAACTTAATATTTTTCTTACTAAGTTTCTTTTCTTTTTTACTAGTGTTTATATTTCTTGATCTCGATAATCTCATTAGTAATCTATCTCGAAAGCAACGCCTTCTTTCTTTTCTTTTCTAGTTGTTCCCTTGAATACTAAAGATACTCTTTTCTTTTCATTTGAAGTTATGGTGGACATTATCGTTGGAATACGAGAATCAAAAATTGTCATTCGTCCTGGTTTAGGCCAGACTGCTGTGATAATTTCTTTATTGTGTTCCTTCTCTTGACTTAGTCCATATGGAGTATCAATAGAATATTCTTTCATTCTATCTGTTAGATTGGGCGTCCAGAATTCAAGTGTGCCGCCATCTTCTGGTAGCATATCAGGAGTTAAACTTACAATAATTGTGTATAGATCACCAGTCGAAACAGTTTCAAAATTTTTGTCTGACTCTCCTAATCTATGTATAGTAAGATCAACACTTTGAAGTTTTATATCATTCGTTCTAACTCTATCCCAAATTTCTTGTATCCAATCTTCCTCAATACTTACTTTTGGTTCAGCAAGTAAATGTTCTTTATTAGATATTGCTTTCTCATAATACTTTTTAATATCTTCATGTGTAAAGTATTCATCTGAAACAAAAACAGTTTTAGTAAAATCACCAAGGTCCCTTAGATCCATTGATATAGTGTTCTCTGGTAATTTTGCTTTTTCATATTCTGCCAGTTCTTCTGGTGTTAATTGAGTTAGACCATTATAGTCATTCAATATAATTTTAGAAGCGTCTTTTTGTTTTGGACCTTGTTTGGCCGTGTATTCTATTTTTGGCATATCTTATCTCCAAAGAGTCTGCTTAAGCAGACTCTTCTGTAGCAGGTGCTTCTTCAGCAGGTGCTTCACCATTAGTTGCTGGTGCTGCCTCTTCTTCTGATATTTCAGCGTCTGCATTAACATTTTCTTGTAAATGTTTTGCATAATGATTCAAAACAATTTTTGCTTCATTAAGTTGCATAGATAAATTATCTATTGTTTTTTGAGCAGCCTGTGCTCTTACGATAGCAACTTTAGAAGCGTCATCTAATTTTTGCTCATCATATTTTTTGTCGTTTATGGTTACAGTCATTTGTCTGTCCTTTCATTGTTAAATTTTAAAGTCTGAAAACTTATTTGTTTTTTCAAACTTACCACTTATAGTAGATGATGAATCTTGTCCACTATCCACTAAGTCTTGTTGAGCGACCTGTTCTACATCATAGAGTCGCATTTTAGAACGATCAACACCAATAATAAATTTACGATTTACTGTTGGATCATTGTATCTATTCTTTAGTTGTTTAACCATTATCTGGTTTTTTTCTTCTAGTTCTTCACTTGATATCAACGCAAACATAAAGTCTGCTGTTGCAGGAAGACCAAAAGATTCTGAGGTATCTTCTAACCCCACATCACTACTTACGAAACCACCTCTTGTAGTTTGTGTAGCAGAGAATATTGGAATATCATTTTCTACTGCAAGACCTCTAAGTTCTTCAGCAATAGATTTTATATATGTGTATGAATTGACATTTGCACCTGCCTTAAATCTTGCACTGGCACAAATATTTAGATAATCTACAAATATAATATCTGGTTTAAAAGACTTCTTCAACGCCAGTTCATTTATCAATGCTTTGAAATGACCTGTATGAGCAGAAGCAGTAGGATATTCTTTTATAATTAACTTACCTGTTGTTTTACTTTGTAATTTATTTATCTTAGTTTCATACATTTGATATGGTAATTCTTCTAAATCACTCATACCAACATTCAGTAAATTAGAGTCAATTCTTTCAGCAATTCTTTCTTCAGCCATCTCTAAAGTAATATACAATACATTTTTACCTTGTAATAAAATAGAAGAAGCAATATGAGTCATAAACATTGTCTTACCAACACCAGTACCTGCAAGACAAATATTTAAAGTCTTACTTGGTATACCACCTCTTGTTATTCTGTTAAAGTATTCTAAATCTAATTCTAATCTTTCTTCTTTTGTCTTGTAGAAATCAAATCTTTCTTTTGACTCTTCTAAATAATCATGCCCTACTTTTTGATCAAACGATACTGCCAAAGCATTCGATAACATTTCTGGCAAATATTCTGGAGTATGTTGTTTATCTTTACCATCAATAATCTGAATACCACCTAGTATTGCATTGTGAATAGCACGATCTTTACAAAACTTTTCTGTTGTTTCAACTAACCAATTTAAATCTACTTTAGTAGGATCTAATGATGATATAATATCTGTAATCTTTTTATATTCATCTTCATTAACAGTTTTGTTAGAGTTAATTTCAATAGATAAAGATTCTTTTGTCGGAAGATTATTATACTTAGAAACAAACTTTTCAATTTCTTTAAATAAAATCTGCTCATGTCTATCAGAAAAATATTCTTCTTTTAGAAAAGGTAAAACTTTTCTTGTATATTCTTCATTATGAATAAGATTTTTAAGTGCTGTTGTTTCTATTCTTTCCATTATTCTTCTATTGGTTCTAACTCTAATTGCATTTTTTCAGATTCAGATTGTTTACCTTGTTTCACTTGCTCATCTAATAATACAACTAGAATATCACCTATATGATCTATAAATTCTTGACTATCAGTATCTGCCATGATATTATTTTCAATAACAGTATAATCAAACTGCATAGGTAAAGCACCTTCTGGTGTCTTTTTAGACTCATCAGCAAATCCTACATTACCATATTTGTAAACTATACTTGCATATGGTCCACTAATAAGTTTAAGTGCTGTAAAGTCCTCTCCAGGTTTCTCTACAAACACATAATCCTCTCGGTGTTTAGGATTCGTTGTCTGGTGTATCGGTGTTGGTTTCAGGTTTGAGTTCAACTACATCTCCATATTTAAATTCTTTAGCACACACTTCATCTAACTTTTCTAATATCTCTGGTGTGAAATATTTTGTTGGATCATTATTAATTGTTTTACCAAATGTTTTACTGCCATCTGGTAATTCAATTCGTGTAGAAACTTGTTTAAATATATTGTGTTTCAATGCTAAATCTAATAGACCATAATATCTATCTAATCCTTTATCATAAGTTAATCTAACATCTACTACTTTATTTTCTTTTGTCAATCTGGACTTGTAATTTTTACAATGAATAATATTACCAATGATTTCTGTTCCGTCTTTTTCTTTTCGTTTAGAAAGATAGACGATGGAACTAGCCGCATATTTTAGACCAGAACCACCACCCATTTCTTTCTGAGGGAACATACTACCCACAACATCGTAGGTGTGATTAGTAATAATTAGAGGAACTTTTGCTTTTCCTAATTTAAGTGTTAATACTCTAAAGGCAGCTTTTACAATTTGTGCCCTTGTCATATCTTTTGTTTCTTTACCTGCTTGTGTATCTTCCATTTCTTTAGTAGTTGATAACATACCTAAAGAATCTAATACAAGTAGTAAAGGTTTTCTTTCAGACGGATCTTGATCTATGTATTTGTCTAATACTGTAATCGCTTGATGTCTAAATTCTTGGACAGTAGTGACTGGCATAATTACCATTCGACTACTATCAATATCTCTATCTTCAATAATATCTTTTGTCAGAGCAGATTCACTCTCGAAAAATATAATACCGCCATCTGGATTTTTGTCTAGAAAGTTTTTACACATACCTAGTACAAAGAAAGTTTTACCTGTCGCACTTTCACCTGCAATTGCAGTTATCTTATTTGATGGAAGACCTCGATGAATACTACCTCCGAGTAAGGCATTAAAGATATATGAACCTGTATCTATAAACGAATCAACATCACCTGACGCACCATCCGATACTAGACCTGCATATTCATTACCTGTTTCTTTAATTATATCTTTCAGAAAATCACTCATATATTTCACCTCAATTCAATTTATTATTATACAATATTTATACACCATTGTCAAGCAAAGAATTCATCTAAATTTGCTTTTCTTGAATATCTAAACAAGTCTAAATCTTTGTCACCAAAACACCAGACATTTTCAATAAACATTTTATTCATATTCTCATCTAACTTCTCTTTACTAAAGTTACCATCTTCATCTTTGAATACTGCCTTACCTTGTGGGCGTTGCATAATTCTCATACCGATTTGACCTAAGAATTTATCTTTAAGATGATTTACCAATTCATCACCAGAACGATATCTTGTACCTTTGATTTTAGGATCCATAATATTACAGAACATAAATCTGGATACTTTCATACTTTTTTCTGCAACTGGTAAATAGAAATCATCACGCCATTTCTCATACTCATTGAACTTAAACCAAGATTGATTTTCTTCTAACTCACCACCTTTGTTATATTCTTCGGTAGAGAAATAAGGTGGACTTGTAAATGCAACATCTATTGATGGTAGTTTATCATAAGGTATATCCTCTGCACCACAATTCCATATCTGAAC